ACGATATAATTCAGAGGTTATACTTATCTCGACGAAATGAAAGCTGAAGCAACATTGAATTGTTTTAGATATTTAGCTAAATTTAATCCTGAAAAATCTGATAATGCTTATGGTTATTATTCTAAATGTATTGAAAATTCATTTAGAATGATTCTGAAAAAAGAGAAAGAACAAGCAGAACTAAGAAATGGTGAAGTTTCTGATGTAAATTGTGATATTGATTATACTAATATACAATTATGGTATGATGACCATGACCCAAATTTTATTGATGAATCTGTTGATGATTAATCTTCATAATCAATTTTTTTATGTTTCTGTTGTCTATTTTTTAATTTATCTTTTTTAGTCTTTTCTATTCTTTTATAAGGAATAGGGCCAATTTCTTGTCTTGATAACTTTTTAATAGTTTTTTGCATATTGTTTTCTTTTTTCATAATATATCTCTTTCAGATGTAATTTTTTATAAAAATAGCTATAACAATTATTTATATTTTTGTCAAGAAAAAAAGGGAAGTTCAAAATGAACAATAATATAGTATTTTTATCAGATTCCCATTTTGGAACAAATAATAGTTCTAAATCAATATTTGAAACCCAACTATCTTTTTTTGATGACCAATTTTTTCCTTATCTTATTGAGAATGGTATTAAAGAAGTAATTCATTTAGGGGATTTTGTACATAATAGAAATAATATTGATCTTTGGATTCTTCAAGAATTAAAAACAAGATTTTTTAAATGGTTTGATGAAAACAACATAAAACTACATATTTTAGTTGGTAATCATGATTGTTATTTTCGTGATAGGATTTCCCATAATTTTTTATCAGAAAATACTAATGAGTTCAAAAATATTTTTGTATATGATAGAGCAAAAACTATTAAAATTGGAAAATATTCAATTGCTATGATTCCTTGGATTGTTGACCAAAAAACTTTTTCTGTTCCAAAAAAGTGTGATATAATTGCAGGACATTTTGAAATGAATAATTTTCCTATGATGAAAAATATCATGTCAAAAGGTGGGTTTGATGCTAATATTTTTAAAGACATTAAATTAGTGTTTAGTGGGCATTATCATATTAAATCCAGACAAGATAATATCATTTATACAGGAACACAATACCAATTAACTTATAATGATTTTGATGAAGAAAAGGGGTTTTATGTTTTAAAGGATAATTATGAATTAGACTATATTAAAAATATTATTACACCTAAATTTATTAAATTATATTATGATGACGATGTAATAACTGTAAGTGGGCTTGAAACGAACAAAACAAGCGAAATAACGAAGGATAAAGCAAAAGACATAGTAAGTACTAACTATTCAAAGATATACGTTAAAAAGTGTAAAAATCTATTTAATTTTGATATATTCTATAATAGTTTATGTGAAGTTTCAAAAAATGATTATAAGATAGAAATTATTGATACAGAACAAGTAGTAGAAAATTTTAATTTAACAGAATTTGAAGAAACATTAGAAACAGATACAAATACAATAGACTTGATAAGAACATTTATTGATGGAATGACATTTGAAGAAAATATAGAAAAGAATTTATTAATGTCTCTATCATCAGAAATGTATCAGTTAGCACAAGATGAAAGTTTAGGATTATCTAATGATTAATTTTAAAATGATTAAAGCAAAGAATTTTCTAAGTTATGGTAATTCATTAACAACATTTAATTTTGAAAAAGGTGTACATAGAATAATAGGAGTAAATGGATCTGGTAAATCAACATTTCCAACAGATGTATTTTATTTTTTACTTTTTGGTAAATCTTATAGAAAGATAAAAGTATCACAACTCATCAACTCAAAAAATAAAAAAGAACTCTATGCTGAACTTCATTTCACAAAAGGGGAGGATTCTTTCAAAATTGAACGTGGGTTAAAACCAGATATTTTTAAAATTTTCAAAAATGGTGAAATAGTTCCTGTTTCTTCATCTAAAAGAGGTTACCAAGAAATTTTAGAAGAAACTATTCTAGGAATCAATGAGAATCTTTTTAATCAGATTGGTATAAAGTCTTTAACTAAAAATCTATCTTTTATGACTCTGTCTAAAGCTGAAAAAAGATCAGTTGTTGAAAATATTTTTGATGTTGAACTTTTTTCTATTATGTTAAAAAACATCAAAGAAAAAATAAAACTTATTGATTTTGATTTAAAAACTATGCAAAAAGATATTGAGAATACGGAATTACTCATTGAACAAGAAATTATTAATATTGATAATTTAACTAAAATTAAAAAAGAATTAGAACTAGAAGCAAAAGATAAAATTGATAAACTTAAATTGGAATTACTTTCTATTGATGAAGAAAATAACAAATATGTTATGGGAATAAGTATAATTAATAAGAATAAAATTATAAAAGAATCTAAATTAAAAGAAATTTTAATAAAGAAAAATGAGTTAAAAAATATTCAAGAAAGTCAATTATCAGTTAAAGCTGATATGAAACTTGCAATAAATAAAATTAAATTCCTAAACAATACTTGTTCTGGTTGTCCTAAAATTAAAGATCTTTTAGTTTCAGAAAATATTGATTCTATGAAATCAAAAATTGACTTGATTGAAGTCGAAATAAAAGAGATCAATTCTTATTTATCTAATAAAGAAAAAGATCTTGAAAAAATAGATAAAATTATTGCTAATGAACGATTTATTAAAGATTCAATGTATAGAAATGAAAATAGAATTAAAGAAATAAATAAAATAATTAAATCCGAACAAGCTAAAGAAATTAAAATTGATAAAACTAAATTAAAAAATTATAACAATTCAGTTAAAGAATTAAAAAATAAATATATAGAAGCAGGGAAATTAAAAAAACATTATTTAATTTTAAAAGATTTATATTCAGAAGAAGGAATAAAAGCGTTTATAATCAAAAAATATTTACCAGCAATAAATAACTTACTTAATTCTTATCTTATTAAATTTAATTCAGATATAATTTTTAATTTTGATACAGAGTTTAATGAGATTGTTAAGACAAGACATAAAGAGAATTTCTCTTACTTTTCTTTTTCAGAAGGGCAAAAAAGTAGAATAAATCTAGCAATACTTTTTTCCTTTATTAATTTTTCAATATATAAAAATAAAAAATCTAATATTAATACCTTAATACTTGATGAAATTAGTAGTGGATTAGATTCAAATGGCCGTGAATGTTTGTTGAAAGTATTAAAAGATTTTAAAGATCAATATAATAAAAGTGTAATTATGATTGATAATAGTGGTGAACTAGAACAGGAATATCTTGATAAAATTTTCGAGACAAGTATTGTAAAAGGATTCTCTTCTATTAAGGAAGTTATTTTTTAAGAAAGAGTTTTATTAAAATGATTAATTTAAAAAAAGATCCCATTAATAAAATCTTTGATGATATTATTAATATTATCCAATCTTATATGAAAAATTATTATATTAAAAAAACATTTGATCCTGATAATAATATTTTTTGTATTATTTCTGAAAAATTCTCATTATTTTATATTAATGATAAAGAATTATTTTATTTATCTTTTTATCTAGGTACAACTTGTCAAGAATCGGCTCTTATAACAACTTATATAAATGATATTATTGCCTCAAATTATCTTGTTATTTTAGAAGATAGCTTTTGGGATGAAAATTCATCTTCTTTAAAATATGGTGATGAAGCTGTACACGCTAAATATGAAGATTATTTAAACCAACAAGGTAAAGTCAAATGCCCATTATGTAATAATATTGTCTTTAAAAAAAATATTTTAGAAAGTGGTACTTGTGTCAATTGTAAAGATTTTAAAAAATCTATTACTTTACAGTAAAATATAAATACATTTATGAAAACTTTAATAAAAAAATTCGCTAAAAAATCTGGTAAAAATGAACATTTTGTCGCTAAACAATGTTTAGAAATTATCAACCAACTCTCTGAACAAGGTATGAAAAAATCCGATATTAGATTTTCTATATACTTGACCACAATTCTCAAGAATAAATTAGAAATTAATGAAACAAATTCACTGATTCTTCGCTTTAAAGATTTCTTATCTGAAAATAAAAAAAAATCTAGACAAATCAAAAATTCTGTGATAAAGTAGAAAAAAATTAATAAAAAGGATTTTATATGATTAAATTTCCAAAAATTGGTCAGTTTCGTGATGTTGTATCATTTGTTAGGAAACAAAATGATTTCAAAGGATTTAATGAAGAAGGGCAATCAATTTTTAACCATGACACATTATACCCCAAACTTACTTTTACAGGAACACCAAAATTACATGGTACTAATTCTTCAGTTGTATATAGTAAATCTAAAGATATTATATATCAATCTAGAAATAATGAAATTACAGTATTGAAAGATAATGCTGGGTTTGCAGCTTTCATGTCTGGTATATCTATTGAAGCAAAACAAGTTTTATTAAATGTCTTTAATAAACATATATGTTCTACATTTGTATATTTTGGGGAATTTTGTGGTAATGGTATTCAAAAAGGGGTTGCTATCGAAAAATTACCAAAAATGTTTGTTATATTTAATTTTAAAAAAGATGATGATTGGTTACTACCTGTTTTTACAGAGGATGAATTAAGTATTTTAAATAAAAATAAAATATATTCTATTCTTCAATTTGAATCTTATGAAATGGAAATTGACTTTGAACACCCTGAATTAGCACAAAATAAATTAAAAGAATTAACAAATCAAGTTGAAAATGAATGTCCTGTTGGAAAATATTTTGGTATTTTGGGAACAGGAGAAGGGATTGTATGGAAAAATAAATATGATCTTTCACCAAAATATTGGTTTAAAGTTAAAGGTATGAAACATTCCTCATCAAAAGTAAAAACTTTAGCTTCTGTTGATGTTGAAAAAGTAAATAATATTCAAGAATTTGTTGAAATGACTGTGACTGAATCACGTCTTGAACAAGGTCTTTCAATTTTAAAAGAACAAGGAAAAGAGATTCATAGAAAAAATACTGGGGAATTCTTGAAATGGATTGTTTCAGATATTATTTCAGAAGAACTAGATACATTAACTAAAAATAATCTTTGTGCTAAAGATGTTACAAGTGAACTTTCTAAAAAAGCAAGAATCTTTTGGCTCTCTCAGACAGATAAATTGTAAGAGAAATTTAAACAACTAATGAGGAGAAATTATGGCTGTTAGTGATGAAGTATTATTAGAATTAGAATTTAAAAAGAAAAATGGAATCAAATTATCTAGAGAAGAAAAATTGATTTTAAAAGAGAATGACAAAGAAGCTAAAGAAAAAAAATCAAAAATGAGTCTAGGTGAACGTTTGTTAAACTCATCAAAAAGTAAATATGCTCAATTGATGGGTGATGACAATGATGATAAATTTCCTATTAGAGATTGGATTTCTACTGGCAATTATTTATTTAATGCACAAATTTCTGGTGATTATAAAAAAGGTGTACCTTCAGGAAGAGTTTCAATGTTTGCTGGAGTTCAGTCTACAGGAAAATCATATCTAGCACTTGAAACTTTAAAAAATGCTCAAGAACTTGGTTATTTTGGTGTTATCTTTGATAGTGAAATGGCCAATAATAATAAAGATGATTTAAAAGGTAGAGGGATTGATACTGAACGTTTATTATTTATACCTGTTGATACTGTTGAAAATTTAAAAACATCAATGTTAAATCTTATTGATGAAGTTGGTGAAGATGATAAAATTTTTATGATTGTTGATTCCATTGGTAACTTGAGTACAAATAAAGAAATAGAAGATTCAACAGAAGGAAATACAACTAAAGATATGTCAAGAGCAGCACAGTTAAAATCTTTATTCCGCACTGTTACACTTAGATCAGGTGTGAAAAATATACCAATTATTGCAATAAACCATACTTACGCTATAATTGGTGGATTCTTTTCAGGTGGACAACAAATTGCTGGTGGATCTGGCGGTTTGTATAATGCAAGTATCATTGCTGAATTTTCAAAATCTCAAGAAAAAGGAAAAGATGGTAAAACAATGACAGGTGCTTTAGTGACTTCTACTGTCTCTAAATGTAGAACAGCTAAAGAGCGTACAAAAGTAAAATTTACTATTGATTTTGATAATGGATTGGCTAAAACTTCTGGCCTTGAATTATTCTGTTCTGATGAAAAAATTATTAATAAAGTAGGTCGTTCTTGGATATTTTCAGAAGAAACTAATTATAAACAAGGTGAAAAATTTACAACAATTACTGATGAAATATGGGAAGAATTTTTAGATCTATACCTTGGTAAATACCTTCATAATAAATTTTCTTACCAAAGTATATCTAATAGTATTGGTCTTGATGAAGAAGAATCTGAATAATAACTAATATAATACTTGACATTTTTTTATTTTTTAGCTACAATCAATTAACTAGAGGAGAAACATAAATGAAAACTGTAATGTATCGCAGAGAAACCCCAGATTTTTTTACATTCCCAAATTCTACTTTATCGGAGTATAATGAAAATATTTCATTTGAAATTTTAGGTCAAACTCCTGACAGATCTTATGAAGATAGGGATGTATATATTAATATTAAATCTCAACCGGATTTTGAAAATAATAAAAATTCAAGTATTCCTGATGCTGAAATTTGTATGTGGATTAATGGTGAAGATGCAATCTCTCTAGGAATGTCTCTAATTAAACAAGGGCAATTTGCTCTTGAAGCAAATATGATTCAACATCAATTAATTTACATGGATACTCAATTAGATAAATTTATTAAAGAAGATAGAATTAAAATAATTATTGTAGAAATGATTAACGATAAACCTGTTAATTACGGTAAAGGATTTAAAGAATTTAATATTAAACCAGTTTTTAAAGATGGGGAAACCCCTAAATATCAAGAGGATTTCAATTTTAATGAAGTTATTTTTTGGAGTCTACTTGAAGAAGATTATAATATGCAAATTAAAAATAAATTTGGTGATGTTCCTTTTGTATTCATTGGGTATAATCATGATGAAGAAATGAAAAAGTTTAAAAAATCTATTGAGGACTATTAATTGATATGTAATTAACCAACTAACTAACTAAAGGAGAGAGAGAAACTAAAATGTCAACAACATTAGAAGTTGCAGAAAATTTATCAGATCTTGTGGTAAATACAAATGATCTTAAAAAAGAGATTTCACGTTTAAAAAAACTCATTACACTTGGATTTGAAGGAGACAACAAAGGAGTTGAAAAAGTAGCAAAAGTTTTTGGATCTGAAGATCAAGATGAAATTAAAAAACTTTATGACAACATTGGTAATATTATCAAAGCAATTTATATTCAGGGTTCTTTTGAAAATTTTTCTAATTATTTAAAAAATGTTCATTCAGTAAATCTTCAAAGTTGTAATTTTTCTTTAAAGTACAAAAATAATTCTAAAAAAATCGAAAAATATAAAGAAGAATTTGAATATTATTTTTTAGAACCGAGTTGTAATCCTGAAAATGATATAGTTAGAATTCAAAATTCACTTACAGCTAACTTTAAAGAAATAAAAATTGAGACAGATAATTATAAAGAAGAATTTAATACACAAGCCAATAATATTTCTGATACAAAAGAAACATTAAAAACTATTACAAAGATTCTTGTACAGAGTAAAACTAAAGATATTGAAGTTAAAGATGTTGTCACTGATATTGAAGAAAAAATTCAAGAACAAGAAGTTGCATTAACAATTCTTAATAATAAGGAGAAATAAAGAATGAAAAAACTAATTTTAATTATGGCATTACTGGTTATCCCCGTCTCTTATTCCAATGCTGAAATTGTAAAAATCATTGCAAATGATAAATATGATATTTATATTGATGGAGATGCAATTGACATTTCAGAGTATCCAATGGTTCAATTAGATTATTATATGAGGTTCAATAATTCCCCTGAAAGTATTAATTATCGTAGGGAACAATATGATTTTGTTCCTTTTCCAGACAATATTAAAACAATTATTGTTGACACATATTTTTACTGTGAAGATACGGAACTATATCGAATTATGACATTTAAAGTATATGATGCAAATAAATATATTTTAAAAAGTTTAACACCTAATGAATATTTTACTATTGGAAAAAACACAATTGCATCTGAAATTCACAGTATTGTTTGTCCTAACTGAAAAAAAACTTGAAAAAACTTAAAAAATAATATATACTATATGAAATAAGTAGAGAGATTGAGAGAACTTAAATATAATATTTAGGTTCTCTCACCTTTAATAGATAAAGAGGATTTAATGTTACACGAAAATCTATTTAAAAAAATGACAACAAGTTCTGAATTTTTTAGAGTAGTTTTACCACATTTAAAAGAAGAATATTTTAATGATAGTATTCATATTAATTTATTCAAAAAAATTAAATTATATAATGAGACATACAATAAACAACCTAAAATTTCTGACATTAAATTACTCATAGAAACTGATAATGAAATTAGTGAAAGTTTATCAGATTCGATTTATAAGTTTTTAGATAGTTTAAAAACAACAGAAGAAGTAACAGATGAAAAACTTTTAATAAAAGAAACTGAAAAATTTTGTCAATCAAGAGCATTAGAAAACGCTATACTTGAATCAGTTGAAATTATTCAAAATAATAAAAAGTCAAAAGGTTTAATAGAAGATATTATAAAAGAAGCATTAAGTGTTGAATTTGAAGTAAAATTAGGGCATGATTTTTTTGAAGATGCAGTAGAACGATTAAAGAGATATTTAGAGAATGAAGATAAAATAACTTTAGATATAGATTTGGTAAATATGGCAATGGGTGGGGGGTTAGCTAAAAAATCAATTTTTATTTTTATGGCACAAACTAATGTTGGTAAAACTTTATGGTTATGCCATTGTGCTTCTAGTTTATTAAAATCTGGTAAAAATATTCTTTATGTATCTGGTGAAATGGGGTTTGAAGAAATTGGCAAAAGAATTGATGCTAATGTATTAGATATAGATATTTCTACTTTATCTAATACAGTGGATAAAAAATTATTTAAAAGTAAATTTAAAGATATTGCTTCACAAGCTCATGGTAAATTATTAATCAAAGAAGTATCTACTGGTAGTACAAATGCCAAACATTTGACGAATTTATTAAATGAAATAAAAAATAAAAAAGGATATGTACCAGAAATTTTAATTTTAGATCATTTAACTTTATTTACATCATATAGACTGCCTGCTAGTCAAACAGGAACACATTTATATGTTTATTGTGTTGCTGAAGAAATAAGGGCTGTTGCTAAAGAATTTGATATTGTAATATTGACAGCAGCACAGTTTAATCGTACTGCAAAAGATAAAAAAACAGACGTTAGTAATGAAGATGTTGGTTTAGGTTATGGAATTTCACAAACTTCTGACTGGTCAGGGGCTTTAATCCAAACTCCTGAACTGAAAGAACAAAATAAATATATCTTAAAAACTATTAAAACTAGATTTGCTGGTAATAATGAAAAATGTTATACTATAGGTGTTGATTATTCAAAAATGAAACTTCTTAATTTAGATGATTCTCAACAAGAAATTCCTATCCATATTAAAGATATGTTAAAAGAACAACAAAATAAAATTAATAAAGAAGAATCTAATATAGGATTTGATTTTTCTTAATTTAAAAAGGAGAGAGAGAGCTATTATGTTATTTCAAGTTTGCCAAGAATGTGGTGCTTTACATGAAAATTTAGAACCAATTATTGTTATTCAAGAAGGTAAAAAAATTACTAAAAATGTGTGTACAGAATGTGCTAAAAGAAATAAAGACAATAATACTCATAACATTCTTTTAGGTTAATTATTTTTAATAAAGGTTTAATATGAACGAAAAATTTAAAAATATTAAATATTTAGCAACTTCATCAGATATATATGGTTGTGGATATATGCGGGTAAAACAACCAGCAGAATTTTTAAAACAACACATGAATAATGTAGAATATACTCTTGGTTTTCCACCTAATGATCCAAGATTAGAAGAAGTAGATGTAATTGGACTTCAACGAGCTAATGATATTTTTTTTCAGAAATGGCTTCCATATATTAAATCTAAAGGCAAAAAAATTGTATCAGATATTGATGATCTTATTTGGGGTATTCCAGCAGGGAATCTAGCACATAATCATTATAATAGAAAAGAACTTGATAAACTTGATTTTGTGTTTAAACAGTCAGATGAAATAACAACATCAACTATTCCTCTTGCTGAATACTTAAAAAAAAGATTTAATAAAGAACCAATTATTATCCCTAATATGTATCATACACCTGAAGATTTTATTAAACCAAAAAATGAAAAAATTAGAATTGGATGGCATGGAAGTTATTGTTATGATGAAAAAACAGAATTATTAACGGAAAATGGTTGGAAGTTATTTAAAAATTTAGATAAAAATGAAAAAGTTGCTTCTTTAAACCCTGTAACAAATATGTTAGAATATCATTTACCAACTGAATATGTTGATGAACAATATTTAGGAGATATGTATTATGGAAATGGTAGTCATACGAATTTTTTAGTTACACCTAATCATAATATGTATGCTTCTATTATGAAATCTGAAAAGAATTTAGATTTTAATTTTCATAGTATGGAATCATTAGAAGGATTAGATTTTTACGTTAAAAATATGTGTAATTATGAGGGTAAAGAAGTTAAATATTTTGTCTTGCCTAAATTAAAAAACCACGATGAACATCTAATATATATGGATGATTGGCTTAAATTCTTTGGTTTATGGCTTTCTGATGCTTGTTGTGTTTCTGAATATGATAACCAAATTGTATTATCTCATTATAAAAATAATCAGTATCTTTATATTATTGAGCAAATAGCAAAAAAATATAAATGGAATTATACAAAAAATAATTCTCAATTAATTATTTTTAATGAACAATTATGTAATTATCTTAATCAAATAGGGAAAGAAGAAAATAAATTTGTCCCCAGAGAATTATTAAATACCTCTTCAAGACAATTAAAAATATTATTTGATTGGATAATCAAAGAAGATGTTTCTATTGGTAAAGATAAAAGAATTTCTTATTCAACTTCATCTTTAAATTTAATGAATGATATAAATGAAATTGCTATTAAAATAGGGGTTTCATGTATTAATTTAAATATTAATAAAAAAACAAACAAAAAATATGATGCATATTTAATAAAATTTGATTATAAAAAGAAAGAAAAAATAGTTTTAAAAGAAGAAGTAAGTAAAGTTCACTATGAAGGTAGGATTTATTGTGTGACTGTTCCTTATCATACTTTATTAGTTAGAAGAGAAGGTAAAATGTTTTGGTGTGGTAACACCCATAAATCAGATTTTTCTCACTATTTAGGTAATGCTATTAGAAAACTAAAAGAGAAATATGATTTTGATTTTTATACTTTTGGTTATTGCCCTCCATCTTATAAAAGTTTTGCTATTCATACAGAATGGTCTTCTATTGATGATTTTATGAAAACATTAATATCTCTTAATCTTGATATTGGAATTATTGTTGCGGCTAATAATGATTTTAATAAGTGTAAATCCAATTTAAAATACATAGAGTATAGTTTAGCAAAAGTTGTTTCTGTTGCTGATAATGTATATCCTTATGCAACAACTATTGACCATGAAAAAGATGGCTTTCTTATTAAAAAACCAAAAACAGATTGGTATATTTATTTAGAAGAGTTAATCCTTAATGAACAAAAAAGATTAGAAATTATTGATGTTGCAAATAAAAAAGTAAAACAACAGTTCACTTTTGAAGAAAATGGGGATTTAATTTTAAGAAAATATGAAGAACTATTTGAAAGGCTAGGGTTTTAAAAAATGTTCAAATGTAAACTAATAGTTTACAATTTTACAAAAAATAAAAGTTGAAAAAATAAATTTAATATGATATACTTGATTATTATTTTATATAGGAGAGTTAAATGATAATTTTAGATGGTGCTATGGCAATGAATCGGGTTCTTTGGGCTAATGCTGATGATATTATTGAAAATCCAAATTTTATCACACATTTAGTATTATCTCAAATTACATATTTATCTAAAAAATTTGGAGCATCTAAACAAAATCCTTTTGTTATTGCACTTGAAGGAAAAAATAACTGGAGGAAAAAATATTATCTAGATAATAGAGATGGTATTCCTAGACTTGAAGAACAACAATATAAAGGTAATAGAACTAAAGATACAAAGTTTGATTGGGATGCTATCTATTCGTGCTATAATAGCGTCATGGAGTCTTTAAAAAATTATTCTGATATGTACGTCATTCAAATAGACGAAGCAGAAGGAGATGATGTTATTGCTTGTCTAACAAAACATTTCAAAGATAAAGAAACTATATATATATTATCTTCAGATAAAGACTTTGTTCAGCTTCAAGATAAAAATAAAGTATTAATATATGATCAACATAAACAAATTTTTAAACCACAAATTGATGTTCAACTTTTTAAAAAAATTCATACTATGATTGGGGATAAGAGTGATAATATTCTTGCTATTAGACCTAGATTAGGGGAAAAAACTGCTATTAAAATTCTATCGGAATTAGATGATCTTTTATCTACAGATCCTTTGATGAAAAAACACTGGGATTTTAACCAAAACCTTGTTGATTTTGATTATATCCCTTTAGAAATCTATAATTCAATTATTGAGGAATTTAATAATCAGTCTTTTTCTTATAATGGAATGAAATTGATGAGTGATTTTGTCAAGTTTAATCTTGTAAAACATTCAGAAGATATTAATAATTTTAAATTAGATGATAAAAAAATTGAAACTAAAATGACTAGTAGTATAGATGAAAAAAAGAAAAATGAAGATATTGAAGAAAGTAACATTGAGAATTTTTTTAGTTAACTTTTAAAAAAGGAGAAACAAAAATGTCAGATAAAGAAAAATATTTATTTTGTTCAGCAAAAATTAGGCCAAGTTTTTGTAAACAAAGCACAAATTTATGCTGTATACGGTGTGATTTAAATATAGAATGTAGAAAATTAAGTCCATCAAAAGTAAAACCATGCACAGTAAAAGAATGTGAAGATAGTGAAATTTGTGAATTTATGATTTAGGAATTAAATAATGGCACTACAAAAATATGATCAATTAAAATTTATTCATTTACTTAATATAGAAGGAATACATAAAGTAAATAATAATTTTAATGGGAGATGCCCTGTTTGTGGTGATAGTCGTAAATCAAAATATAAAAAAAGACTTTGGTTTTTAACTGATAAACTACCTGATACAATATTAGTTTTTTGCCATAATTGTAATCTTAGTACAAACCTTAGAGAATTTATTAAATTAGTTGATCCTTTAGTTTTTGAAGAGTATTTAAAAGAAGAAAAAGAAGATTTTTTAAATTCTCTGAAAGAAGGAAAATTAATAAAAAAAGAAAAATCTTTAAAAATAAATATTGACAATCTTGATATTAAATATAAATTTACTCTAAATAAAGAGTATTTTAAACCAGCTAAAAATTATAAAAAAGCTATTGAATTTTGTAAAAAGAGAAATATTCTTGATAAATTAGATACATTGTATTATAATATAAATGAAAAATCCATATTGAAAGGAATGTTAATTTTTCCTTTTCTTCTTGGTGATGAAAGACTTTATGGGTTTCAAGGTAGACACACAGAAAATAAAAATTTTCACGTTTTTTGTAAAAATGATTCCTTTAAATCTTGTGGTATTTTTCATGTAAATAAAAAGAAACCAATTATAGCAGTTGAATCAATTATAGATCATTATAATATTGAAAATTCAATTGCTATGGTAGGTTCAGATTTAACTGTAGGTGTTAAAAAATATTTTGAAAATTCAAGAATAATCTATGGTTTTGATAATGATAAAACTGGTATTTTAAAATCTTTAAAATATTGTGATAATAATTGTGAAGTTTTTGTATGGCCTAATGAAATAAAATATAAAGATTTTAATGATTTATCTGTTAATGGTTGGTCAAATAAAAAAGTTAAACAATTAATATTAGATAACTGTTATGCTGGTATAGAATTAAAAACAAGATTGACTTTTAAAAATATGAGGAAGGAACGTTAAATGGCAATATATATTTATAAATGTGATAAATGTGGTGTTACAAAAGAAATTAAAATGTCATTCGAAGAACATTCAAAGAAAAAAAATCAAATTACTTGTGAATGTGATTATTTAATGTATCAAGTAGTAACAGCCCCAATGGTGAAATTTCTAGGGTCAGGATGGTTTTTTAATACTGGATATGAAGTAACTCAAAATGAAATGAATAAAAATTTAGATTCTGAGAAAAAAATTGAAGAAAGATATAATAATGCTAGAGCTAAAAATATAACTCTATAAAATAAAAAAATGTATATCTGAAAGGAATTAATAAATGAAAGAAGCTAATATTGAAGTAACATATATTAATCACATGGGAACTGATAAAACAGTAGTAAATGCAGCAAGAGTTTCTTTTAATCAAGATAATAATGAAGATTTTTTAGAAAAAGATGAACAATTAATTAAATATCTAGCAAAACATGATCATTGGTCTCCTTTTGCTCATACTTCTATCCAATTAAAATGTAAAGCTCCTATTTTTTTGACTAGACAACTAGCTAAACACCAGATTGGCGCTTCATGGAATGAAGTTTCAAGACGCTATGTTTCTTATGAACCTGAATTTTGGTTCCCTGATTTTTTTAGACAAAGAGCAGAAAATCTAAAACAAGGTTCTATCAATGAACCAATTCAACATAATATGGCTGCGCAAGATAAAGTACATTCAGTTGTTTCAAAATGTTTAACAGAGTATGAAGAATTATTAAATCTTGGTGTTGCACCAGAACAAGCTAGAATTGTTTTACCATTAAATACGATGACAGAATGGTATTGGACTGGAACTTTATTATTTTGGGCTAGAGTATGTAAATTGCGTTTAGATTCTCATGCACAACAAGAAGCACAGCTATTTGCTAACTTAGTTTTGCCTATAATGCAAAAATATTTCCCTGTCTCAACTAAAGAATTACTAAAAATTTAAAAATACTCCATAGGTAATTTTTATGACTTCTACTCAAGCAAAAAAAGAATTAAGATCATTTATTAAAAATTATAAATCTGTAATAAATCAAGATGATATTAAATCAAAAAATGATGAAGATGCAAATTATATCATAAATAAACTCATTCTTTTAATTGAAACTGCAATTAATAAACCACCTAAAAGGAAGAAATAATGAAAATTAGAAAAGCTTTTTATTATGGATAATGTATTAATTAAAAATTTTTAACTTGAATATCCAATGAAAGGATTTTTATAAAACCCAATTTTTTAAAAAATAGATTTTTTTACTAAAGCAAAGGACAAGAAATGAGCAAATTTAAAAAAGGAAAACAATTATTATCAGATCTTAAATTTTATAATGATTATGCAAAATGGGTTCCTTCTTTAGGTCGTTATGAGAGATGGGAAGAATCTTGTGAAGATGTTATTAATATGCATCGTGAAAAATATAAAAATGAAATTGATAATAATAGTGAATTATTAGAATTAATTAATAATGCTGAAAAAATGTATAAAGAAAAAACAATTCTTGCTTCACAAAGGAATTTACAATATAGAAAAGACCAAATTAAAAAACATAATGCAAGAATTTATAATTGTGTAGTTTCCCATTTAGATTCCATAGAAAAAATTAATAAAGCATTTTATCTATCATTATGTGGATGTGGTGTTACCTTGCAATTACATAAAAAATTTGTATCAAAATTACCAAATATAATTGAAAGAAGTGATAATACAGTTAAAAATTTTGTTATTGATGATTCAATAGAAGGTTGGAGTGATTCAGTTGGTGTATTATTAAGTTCATTTTGTGATGGTGAAGTTCCTTTTCCTGAATATCAAGGATGTGTTGTGCGTTTTGATTATTCTGAAATTAGATCTAAAGGTTCTTTAATTTCTGGTGGGTTTAAAGCTCCTGGTTCAGAAGGACTAAAACAATCTCTAGAACGTATTGAAAAACTTTTAGATTCAGTTGATAAAAATACACAATTAAAAAGTATTGATGCGTATGATTGTTTGATGCATTGTGCCGATGCAACACTTTCAGGTGGGGTTAGACGTGCTGCTATGGCTATTATGATTGACCCTACTGATACAGAATTAATTAATGCTAAAACAGGTAATTGGAGAGAAACTAATAAACAACGTGAAAGAAGTAATAATTCTGTTATACTAATAAGAGATCAATTTACAAAAAAAGATTTTGATAAGTTTTTTGACCTTAATAGTGGTATGTCTGATATAGGGTTTGTTTTTTGTGATGATACTGATGTAGTTATGAACCCTTGTTTTGAGATAGGTTTTTCTCCTATTCTTCCTAATGGTGTAAGTGCATTTCAATTTTGTAATCTTACAGAAATTAATGCTATTGATTGTATGAAAAATGGAAAAATAGATAAAGAAAAGTTTTACAAAGCTTGTGAAAGTGCTTCAGTAATTGCAACACTTCAAGCTGGTTATACGGATTTTCCTTATCTCGGTAAAGATTCAGAAGACATTACAAAAAAAGAAGCTTTAATTGGGGTTTCAATTACTGGTTGGATGGATAATCCAGAATTATTTGATGAAGAAATTCTTAATATTGGTGTTTCAATTGTCAATAAAACAAATGAAAAAGTAGCTAATATGATCAATATTAATCCAGCTGCAAGAACAACAGCCGTAAAACCTTCAGGTAATGCAAGTACTTTGCTTAAAACTGCTTCTGGTATTCACCCTGAACACGCTAAAACTTATTTTAGATTAATGCAAATTAATAAATATTCTGAAATTGGTAATTGGTTAGGTGAAAATGCTTTCCCTGAAATGATTGAAGACTCTGTATGGTCAGCAACAAATTCTGATTATGTTATTTATATTCCTGTTGAAAATGATCCTAATGCTTTATTTAAAGAACAAATGAAAGGAGTTGCACATTTAGAAAAAATCAAATTAGTTCAAAATACATGGATTGCTGGTGGTAAACATATTGAAAGATGTAATAAACCATATCTAATGAATAATGTTTCATGTACTGTTATTATTGATGATATAAAAGAAATTAGTGATTATGTTTTTAAAAATCAAAAAACATTCACAGCAATTAGTTTTCTAAGTGATTTTGGTGATAAAGATTATCCACAATCACCATTTACTTCAGTTTTTAATTCTCAAGAGTTATTAGATAAATATGGTGATGCTGTTATTTTTGCATCAGGAATTATTGTTGATGGATTACATTATTTTGATAATGATCTTTGGGATGCTTGTGATTTTGTCCTTAATAAAAATAAAAAATTTGTTGGTACTAGAACTGAAATTATTTTGAAAGAAGATTGGGTTCGTAGAGCAAAACAATTTGCTAAGAATAACTTTAAAGGTGATATTCAAAAAATGATCTATTGTTTGAAAGATGTTCATTTATGGCATAAATGGTTAAAAATTAATCGTAACCTTAAATCTATTAATTTTGAAGAAATTCTCCTTGCTCCTAAATATAATGATGTTAATGAATATGCTGCAACTGCTTGTTCTGGTGGGGCTTGTGAAATTAAAAGAATTTAAATATTGACAAAGAAACTCCTTTGAACTAATATTGTTTTCTAAACAATATACTTAAACTTCAAAGGAGTTTCTTTTCTTAGAAATTATCTCCCCTCAAATAAACTATTTTTATAAATATTTTTTTATATAAATAAATATAAACTATAATAAAAGGTTTATATATGTTATCATTCAAACAATTCTTAACTGAAAATAAAAGAAAAATAAAAGCTTATCATGGAAGTAATGTACCTATTAATAAATTTAATAGGGATTTTTCTGCTCAAGGTGTTTTTTGGTTTTCAGAAGATAAAGATAAAATTATTAAAGGTACAAGTGGTGCAGTAAGTTCAAAATATATTATGGAAGTAATTTTAACTGTTGACAAAACTGCTGGTTGGGATGATTATGAAAAATTAAGTTTGTTTGAAATTGAAAATTTAGGTTTTGATTCTATTCATCTTGATGATGATTGGGTTATTTTCAAAAATAAAAATATAAAAGTTGTTAATATCGAAAAACAAGGAGATAATAAATGAAATCTTTTAAAGAAATTTTAGCAGAAGTTAAAATAAACAAAAAAGAAGGAATCCGTGATTATGTTTTAATTGCTACAATTGATTATGAGAAACAAAGAAAAGTTGTACAGAAAAAACTAGGACTTACAGATGGAGATTCAGCATTCAATGCTGCTAAAGCTTGGGAAAAAGAACTTAATAAAAAGTTCAATTATGATGCAGAAATTGATATTGAAGTAAAAGCTGATGGGGAATCTCAAAATAAAAAAATTGATCATAATGCAAGAAATACTGTGGATTCCTATTCTTTTAGTAAAGGTAAGTAAGAATGAAAACATTTAAAGAATTTATTAAAGAAGCAAGTTTAGCATCTTTAATGCGTTCTGCTGAACGTGTTCAAACAAAAAAAGAACCAGAAGTATATAATAAACCGAGATTAAAAGTTATTAATACACCTATATGGAAACAATTAGGAGGTAAATCCCTTAATTATATTTTTGAATATAAAGGGAAATGGTTTATTACAACAACACATGGTTATGAACGATTTGAAGAAAGAAATAAACTATCTGCTACACAATTAAAAAAATTCTTTTCTAATATTATTGATAGTTCTCTTGAACAAGATATTTCACCAGGGGAATATCTTTTTTACTCAAAAAGTTTGAATCAAGCTATTGCTATTGATTATCGACCAGATAAATCAGGAGAAGTAAAAGGTAATCAATTTGTTATTATTACCATGCTACCCCACGGCAAACAAGATATTCAAAAAAATGATTCTGGTAAAACAAAAAAAATAATCCTTGAATCATATTATGATGATTATTCATCTAAGTTTATTAAGTATATTGATTACTTAATGACTGAACATTGTAAAAATGAACTCTTGGCTGAAGAAAAACAATATGGTTATAATATAAAAAATTTAGTTTTTGAAAATTGTACTGTTGAAGTTATTTTATGTGAAAATAAATTTTATCATTTAAAGAATTTTGAAATTATTGAAGTTGAATAATATTTAAATAATCATTATTAGGAGTTTTTATGGGCAGATTTTTACAAATTTTTAACCTTATTCTTGAAAAAGAAATTAAAGGTAAATCTATATTTAATATGGATGATGTTGATAAAATTATTAAAATGACTATTGAAGATGGTAAAAAATACATCAAACAAAAATTAGATGCAGCTAATAATCTAACACCACAAACTAAATCAAAAGTTATTGGAGTTATAAATACAGCAACTACTCCAACTAAATTAGGTATTTCTGTTTCAAATTTTATTCTAGCACACCCAAAAGAAGGGTTAAAAACATTTAAAATAGGGGATAAATAAAAATGCCAAACAAATTATTAAAATCATTTTCAGAAAAATATAATGTTCCCATGAAACAAATAGAAATTTTTTGGGAAAAAGCTAAAGATGAATATGGGGAAAATTGGGAAGCTGTTGTTGGTACAGTTACAAAAATGGTGAAGAATTATAAAAAAACTAAATCTGAAAGTAATTTTTCTAAAACTCTTAAGATATTAGAAAAAAAAGAAAATAAAATAGAAACTTTTATTGTTCTGCCTTCTTCAACTAAAACTGTTAAAGTATACAGACAATCAAATAAAACAGTTTTAGTTGATAAAAAGCTTTTACCTGATTCTGATAATATTACTCTTGAAGATAAATATGGTCATAGATATAGAAGAGAAATTCCTTTAGAACAATTTTCTAATAATCAATATGTTTATTCTATGATTTAAATTATTTATTTTAAATTTTTAAAAAATTAAAATCCTCTAATATTTTAGAGGATTTTTTATTTGACAAAAGAAAAACTATAAGATAAGATAAATAGAAAACTAACTAAAAAGCAGAAATAATTTAAAGGAATAATTTATGAGTCAAGCTTTGAGGAAAAATGATATTGTACAATTAAATCCAGTGGAACATTGTTTATTACGAGCACCAATGTATATTGGTTCAACAAGTGAAGAAAAAATTTCATCGTATGTCTATGAAAATGGATATATTGTACAGAAAGATATACCACAAATACCAGGAATATTAAAACTTTATGATGAGATTTTGACCAATGCTGTTGATGAATCAATTAGAACTAATTTTCAATATGCAAATAAGATTAAAGTAACATTCAATAAAACTGAAGGTTCAGTTACAATTGAAGATAATGGCAGGGGTTTACCAATTGAAAAAAATATAGAAACTGGTATATATACACCAGAACAAATTTATACAAATTTAAATGCTGGAAGTAATTTTGATGATGAAAATAAAGCTATGCTTGCAGGGATGAATGGAGTAGGTGGCTCACTTGCAGCTATTTTTTCAAGGAAATTTATTATTGATACTGCTAATGGTAAATTCCATTACAAACAATTACTTGAAAACCATATTGCTATTAAAAGACCACCAATTATTAAAAAATCCAATAAAAATTTTACTATTATCACATATTTTTTAAATTATAATTATTTTAATATTTCTGATGATGTTAATAACAATTTGGATTCTCTTTATCATAAACGTATTACAGATCTTGCTTTTGCTTATCCAGAAATTGAATTTACGTATAACAAAGAAAAAATTCATGGAAACAATCTGAAAAGTTTTTTGAAACAAATTCATGAAGTATATGAATGTAATGAAGTTGAAAATGCTCGTATTGGATTATTTTATTCTGATACTGATTTTCAGCAAATGAGTTGGGTTAATGGTACTCATACCTCAAGGGGTGGTACTCATATTGATTATGCTTTATCTTTGATTGTTGATTATTTAAGAAACTTTTTAAAGAAAAAACATAAAATAGATGTTAAACCTCTTGACATTAAATCAAAACTTTTCTTGATTTTAGCTATTAGAATGAAAGCTCCTAGTTTTGATAATCAATCAAAAGAAAGACTTATTAGTAATAACAATTTTAAAGATTTAATTAATGAACTTCTTTCTGAGAAATTATTAAAATCAATTTGTAAAAATGAAGAAATTATTTTACCTATTGTTGAATCCTATAAACTCAAACAACAAGTAAAAGATAATATTGAACTTAAAAAATTAAATTCTTCTAAGAAAAAAATTCGTATTGATAAATATTATCCTGCTGTTAAACAACAAACATATCTTATGTTATCAGAAGGAGATTCAGCTAATTCATTATTAATGCCTGTTATTGGTCGTGAAAAATGCTCTTTTTTTCCTCTTAAAGGAAAACCTTTAAACTCTTTAGAAGCTTCTATTACTAAAATAACATCTAATGAAGAATTAAAAAATATTATCAGTATTCTTAACCTTCGTTTAGATAAAGATATTCAATCTATTTCACATCAAAAAATTGTTTTTGCAACAGATTCAGACCTTGATGGTATATCTATTAGAGGCTTATTACTTTGTTTGTTCCAAAGATTTGCTCCTTCATTAATTGCTAATAACCAAGTCTCGTATCTTAAAACTCCTATGATTGTTGCTAAAAAAAGAAATAAAATTTTGAAATGTTTTTATTCGTTTGAAGAATATAATATTTTTAAAGAAAATAATAAAGAAAATTATGAGTATTTTTATAAAAAAGGTTTAGGCTCTTGGAAAAAAGATGAGTTAAAATATATCTTTGCTAAAGATGGGTTAGAATCATTTATTGTTGATTTTGAAGTTGAAGATT